ACTGCGTAAAAAGCGCGTCATGGCGTACACCACAGATCAGCTTTCATCGATTGAGACAGCGATTGCCTCCGGCACGCTGACCGTTCGCATGGCTGACCGTCTGGTCACGTATCAGTCGCTCTCAGAACTAATCCGCCTGCGGGACATGATGCGTGCTGAGTTGGGCGTCACGCCACCCACTACCTCCCGTGGCCGTTCCTGGTCACCGACCGTGAGTCACGGCCTATGAGTGCCGTTGTCGATTTAATGACGTGGGCTGCTGACAAGGTAGCGCCGACACAGCCGCCTGAAGTTCGCCGCTACGATGCCGCCTCGCGCAGTAAGCGCATGGCCGGATGGCAAACCTCTTCCACCGATGCCAACAGCGCCATTACCAGTCCGCAACTGATGCGCGACCGGGCGCGTGATTTGGTGCGCAACAATCCCTGGGCCGCTAAAGGCGTTTCTGTCATCACCAACAACTGCGTCGGCTACGGCATCCGCGCCCAACTGAAGGCCGGAAGCCAACTTCGCACCCGGCAAGCGCAATCCCTCTGGCAACAATGGGCCGAGACGACCGCCTGCGATGCCGATGGCATGCACGACCTCTTCGGACTGCAAGCCATTGCGATGCGAGCGCTGGTGACGGATGGCGAGTGCATTATTCGGATGCGCCCGCGTCGTCCTGAAGACAAACTGCCTTTGCCGTTTCAGATCCAGTTGGTTGAGGCTGATTTGCTGGCCGATGATCTGCGGTCGCTACCCGACAGCGGCAACCTGATTCACAACGGCATCGAGTTTGACAGCCTGGGCCGCCGCGTCGCTTATCACCTTTACCGCCGCCATCCCGGTGATACCACCACGCTGCAAGGCTGGGACATGGACATCACCCGCGTTCCGGCGTCCGAAATCATTCACCTGTACCGCAAAGACAGACCCGGCCAAGATCGTGGCGTCACGTGGTTTTCGCCTGTCGTTCGGACTACTTGGGACTTGGATATTTACGAGGACGGCACCCTCAAGCGCGTTCAATGCGGGACGCTGTTTGCCGGGTTCATTACCTCCGACGATCCGCAATCCTTTGGCGACGAGCTGGATGACACGCTGCCAGACCTTGCACCCGGCACCATGTACATGCTCAAGCCGGGGCAGAACATCCAGTTCAACGACCCGCCCGCCCCGCATGATCCGCAATATCGTGATGCCACGCTGCGCAGAATAGCCGCTGGCCTGGGCATTACTTACGAATCACTGACCGGCAACCTGTCCGAAGTCAATTTCTCATCCGCCCGCATGGGTGCGCACGAGATGGGCCGGAATCTGGACGCTTGGCTCTGGGCCACGTTCATTCCGCGCTTCTGCGGCGGGGTGTTCGGCTGGTTCAAAGACATGCTGCTGACGACCGGCTTCAACGGTTCCGATTTGTCCGTCGAATGGACCCCGCCTGCCAGAACGCTGGTGGACCCAGCCAAAGAGTGGAAAGCCCTTCAGACCGCTGTCCGTTCTGGCTTTATGAGCCTGCCTGAAGCCATCCGCTCGCAAGGCTACGACCCTGATTCTGTTCTGGCTGAACAAGCCGAATACCTTGCCAAACTCGACGCCGCTGGCGTGATTGTCGAGAGCGATTACCGCTTTGACGCCACGCCAAAAGTGACAGCGGACACCGAACAACCGACCGGAGACCCGAATGCCGGAAATTAAACACAGCGGAATGCAGTTCCGCGAGCTGCGCTTTGACATCAAGCCGGATACCGAAACCCGCACCTTCACCATCCCCGTCTCCAGCGATGCGCCCGTTTCTCGCTGGTGGGGAACCGAAGTGCTGGATCACTCCGAAGGCGCGATTGACATGGCCCGCCTGCAAGACGGCGCACCCGTGCTGCTGGATCACGACCCAACCAAGCAGATTGGCGTGGTGGAAGGCGCGTCCAGTGATGGCAAACGCCTCCAGGCCACCATCCGATTCAGCCGGTCTGCGCTGGGTGAAGAAGTCCTTCAGGACATCGTAGACGGCATTCGCAAAAACGTCTCCATCGGCTACCGCATCGAGCAGATCGTGGAAACCGAAAAAGACAGTTACAAGGCCACGCGCTGGTCACCGCTTGAGGTGACTGTCACCAGCGTTCCAGCCGATAACACCGTGGGTTTCGGGCGCTCCGAAGACCACACCTTCAACCCTCTCGATTTACTAACCAACCGGAGTACGGCTATGTCCGAACCGAATGAAATCCCGGCAGACGACATTGCGCCGGTCATCCCTGTTGAGCCTGTTGAGGCACCTGTTAACGCTGAAGAAGTTGCCCAGCGGGCAATGGTGATGGAGCGCAAGCGAATTGCCGCCATCAACGAATTCGGCACGCGGGCGCATATCGACGCCGACACCATCCAGCGCTTCATTGACAACGGCACTGCCGCTGAAGACGCCAGCAAGGAGTTTATCCGTATGTGGTCAAAACAAGTTGACGAATCCGCCACCGTGTCCGGTCGCGTTGAAGTGGGCGCTGATGAAGCTGACAAGCGCATTGGCCGTGCTACCGACGCACTGCTGGCCCGTTCAGGCGTGCTGAAAGGCAAAGAAGCCGACGAAGCACGGCAGGGTAATCCATACCTGCATGCCAAGCTGTATGACCTGGCGAAAGAGTCCGCCGAGCGGTCTGGCTTCAGCATCAACGGCAAAGACCCGATGCACATTGTTCGTGGCGCCATCACGCAGGGAACCTCTGATTTCCCGGTGATCCTTGAAAACACCATGCACAAGACGCTGCTGTCCGCGTACACCGCTGCGGCGGATACCTGGAGTCAGTTCTGCAACATCGGCACGGTGTCCGACTTCCGTGAATGGAAGCGTATCTATACCGGCAGCATCGCCAGTCTGGATACCGTCAGTGAAATGGGCGAGTTCACCAACAAGACCATTCCAGACGGACAGGCCGAACATATCGCGGTCACCACCAAAGGTAACCTGATTAACATCAGCCGCCAGGCGATCATCAACGACGATCTGTCCTATTTCGTCCGCTTGACCACCATGCTGGGCCGCGCCGCCGCTCGCTCCATCGAGCGCGATGTGTATGCACTGTTGGCCGCTAACCCGACGATGGATGACGGCTACGCGCTGTTCTCTTCCGATCATGCCAACTACCAGAGCAGCGGCGCTGTCATCAGCATTGCCACGCTGGTAGCGGCTCGTGAAGCGATGCGTAGCCAGAAAGACCCCAGCGGCAATGACTATCTCGACATTCCGCCCAGTGTGCTGGTTTGCCCGATCAGCAAAGGCGGCGCGGCGCGGGTCACGATCAACTCCGAGTATGACCCGGACACTGCCAACAAGCTGCAACGCTACAACGACGCTCGCAACATGGTCAGCGTGCTGGATACCCCGCGCCTGTCCGGTAATGCCTGGTATGTCTTCGCCGATCCGCAGCAGGAGCCAGTCATCGAAGTGGCATTCCTCAACGGCAACCGCACCCCGTACCTCGAAACCGAACAAGGCTTTGAGGTGGATGGCATCCGCTACAAGGTCCGCCTTGATTACGGTGTCGGGGCAGTGGGCTTCCGTGGCGCTTACAAAAACGCAGGCGCGTAAACCATGTGACGGGGCGGTTATCCGCCCCAGTCCCTAACCCTACAGAGGCACACACATGGCGAACAATTTTGCATACAACGGGATGGCCATCGGCGTCGTTGAATCGGCGCTGACCCATCCCACTCACGATCCCGACCTGGCCACCAGCGGCGATGCCGTTCTGGTCGGCAGTCTGGTGGGCGTGGCACTCAACAGCGCCGCCGCCAATACCGACACCATCGAAGTGGCGGTTGAGGGCGTCTGGACCTTACCTGCCGCCGCCGTGACTGCGACAGCGGATTCCGCCATCGTCCCCGGTGACAAGCTCTATTTCAGCACCGCTGAAACCAAGGCCAGCGGCACGATCACCAGCGACGCCACTGCACCCAGCGACGGCGACACGGTGACCATCGGCTCGACGGTTTACACCTACAAAACCGCACTGACCGAACCGGCAGAAGCCTACGAAGTGCTGATTGGCGCAAGCGCCGCCGCCGCACTCGATAACCTCAAGGCGGCGATCAATGCCGACGAGGCAGGCGCTGGCACAACCTTCGGCACCGGCACGGTTGCGCATCCCACCGTGGAAGCCACGACCAACACCAACACCACTCAGGTGGTGGTGGCGAAAACGGCGGGTTCAGCGGGGAACGACATTGCGACCACTGAAGCATCTACGCATCTGGCCTGGGGGGCTACCACGCTATTCGGCGCGAAAAGCAAAGGCGACCTCACCAAGACCGCCGCCAATATGTTCTTCGGAACGGCGGTGACTGGCTTGGCCGCAGGCGACTTCGGCACTGTCAACGTATTGATTAAGAGGAATCTCTGATGGCTACTAACTTCATTCAAGAAGGCAACGTGTTGACGCTCGCTGCCCCCTATGCTCGCAACTCAGGCCAAGCCGCACTGGTCGGTACCGGACTGTTTGGTGTCGCCTTGGCCGACCTGGCAAATGGCGAATCCGGCGCGTTCAAGACCCAGGGCGTGGTCACGCTGGCCAAAGTCACCGCGCAAGAATGGGCCACCATCGGCCTGCCGATTTACTGGGACAACAGCGACAAGTTGCTGACAACCACCTCCAGCGGTAACACCCTGGTCGGCTACAACACGGCGGTTGCGGCCAATCCCTCTGCGACCGGCACCATCCGCCTGCTCGGCTAATGACCTTCGTCGATCCCACCATGAGCGCGGCGTTGAACGTCTGGGGTGAGTCCATCTCGCTCCTGCGCACGCCGCCGGTGAGTCTGGCAGCGGTATTCACCGCGCCGGATTCACTGCGTCTCTATGGCGGGATTCAGGTCGACACGATTGATGCGGCAGCGCATGTGAAGTCGGCAGATATTGCTGGCCTCAGCTTACAACCGGGTGAGCGCGTCAGTGTTCGCGGGTTGCCGCATCACATCGTTTCCGTGCTGGAAGACGACGGCGCGGGTTCCGCGATTCTGTTGCGGAGGCTGGTGGCATGAGCTTTACCATCGCACTCGACCAAGCACAACTGGACTCCTTGCAGAGTTCACTCAATTTCATGGGCAACGGTTTTCCCCGCGCCCAGATGCGTTCGGCCAATTACGCGGCTGACCGTACCAAGACGGCGACCTATCGGCGGCTGATTGCGCTTATTACCGCCGACCCCAACCGCGTCAAGGATTCACTGACGGTGACCCGCGCCACATTGGCTACGGGAACCTCGGTGCTGAACATCACCGGCAAAGCGATTCCGCTGTTTCGTTTTGACGTGTCCTTCATGTATCCGACGGTTGAGGGCGGTGTCACCGCCAAAATCTTCAAACTCGGCGCGGCTCCGACCGTGCTGAAACATGCCTTTGTGGCCAAGATGAAATCCGGCCATGTCGGCGTATTCAGCCGCGAAGGCAAGAACCGCTATCCGCTGCAAGAACATTTTGGCCCGAACGCTTCACGGGTGTTTGAGCGCACTCCCGGCGTGGAGTCCGACTTGATGACGCTCGGTGCTGAAAAGTACCTCGACGAACTCAACCGCCAGATCGGTCTGCTATTCACCAAAGAATTCGGTATCGACCCGCCCGAGGAGTTCATCTGATGGCCGCGCCCTCCATCCGCGAACAAATCATGGCGGCGCTGTTGAAGCGTGCGCAGCGCTATATGACCGGCGCAACCCGTGACCCGATTCGGCGGGCTGATTCGGCCTTGCCGCGACTGGTGATTGCCGATGCCAATGAAACCCGTGCGCAACCCGCTTACAAAAAGCATCAACTGGCTTTGACCGTCAGTGTCGTCGTGGCCGATGCGATTGACCCGGCTTTTGAAACCATCAGCCATCAGGCGAATGAGCATATCGCGGGCGTCATTGCCGGAATCATCCGGGACGACTTGACCCTGGGCGGACTCTGCGATGGCATCGAGTACGAAGCCTCCACCATCAATTACCCCGATCCCGGTGACATCACCTTTGGTGTCTCCCTGACTTTCACCGTTATGTATTCCGTCGCTTTGGGCGACCCGTTCAACAGGAGCTAACCCATGCCTACCGCACAAAACGCCCGACTCGACTACGAGGCCGCTCAAACCCTTTACGCGATGGCCGCACTGACTGACAGCGGCGACCACACGACCTTCAGTAACTCGGCTGATTACTGGTCGCAAAAGTCTGGTTACGCCCCCGTCATCCGTCCGAATGGCGTACTGACCGGCGCAGACATCACCCCGACCGCTGGCCAGAATGACAAAGTGGACGTGGCCGCACTGACGCTGAACCTCAACGGCGTGGTCACCACCGTGGCTGGTTCATCCGGTGTCGCCATCTCTCGCGGCGTGACCACCGACACGCATCGCATCACCTCCATTACCGTCAACGCCGCTGGCAGCATCGCCGCTGTCGCGGGCACCGATGGCACGGCGTTTAGCGAGACTCGCGGCGCGGATGGCGGACCGCCCTTGATTGCGGTCGACTCCGTTGAGATTGGCCAGGTGCGCACGACCTCTGTCACCGCCGCTGAAGTGGCCGACGCTGAAGTTCGGCAGATTCCCGGCAATCATCAGGAGCGCGCCAACTATCCCAGCTACACCGTGGACCCACTGACCGGCTCCATCGAGTTTGTTGCCGCGCTGCCGTTGATCCACACCGGCGTCGTGGCAAAGAAAGTCTTTGCCGAAGTCTACGAGCCTGAGTTTGCCGAAGTGGTCGACGCGACT